TCCAGGTCGCCATGCCGGAGGACTCGGCGAAGACGCTCGCGGCCGGCCTGAACGGGTCGTCGCTGATCGTCGCCCAGCCGGGCTCGCCGCTTCTCGGAGGGCCGGTGATCTGATGGACGACGCCCGCCGCGCAGCGATCATCACGCTCCTCCAGACCCGCGACGACGGACTCCCCGAGCCGCGCCGTCACGCGCAGGGATCGTCCGGGTTCGCTGGCGGCGTCGACGAGAAGGGTCGGCCGCTTCGCGCGGTCTCGTGCCCGGACTGTCTCGCGAACGGCTTCACCACGTTCGCTTGCGAGACATGCCATGGCACCGGCCATGTGGCCGACGACGGCAAGGATCCGATGGACGACCCGATCAAGAACCCGCCGTACGACGAGCGCCGCAAGACGAACTGGGGCGGCAACGACCGCATCGAAGACGCCCGCGAACGCGACCGGCAGCTGCAGACGCTCGAGCAGCAGCTCTCCCCTCCGAAGAGCGAAGCCGACCTCCTCGCAGAAGCGAACCGTCGCGGGTTCGGCTGGGAGGAAGAGCGCCGCCGCATGTACCGGCTCTTCGACTACGGCGCCCTGGACGCCGCGCTCGATTTGCTCCGTGACGCCGACGACAGCGCGTACCGCGCGATCCACGCCGTCTACGTGTACGCGTGGCTGACCGAGCTCTCCCCCGGTGTCGAGGTCTCGCTCGAGCGCGGCCTGCTCTTCCTCAGCGAGAAGCTGCCCGACAACCTTCGCTCGCCGACGACGAAGCATCCGGCTCTCGCGCGCCGAGATCGCCGTGCCGCATGAGTCCCGAAGGCGACGACCGCATGAAGATCGGCGACGTGCCCGTATTGCTCTACGACCAGGCGCCTTCCAACGAGGCACCACCCGTGCTCTTGCTGCCCGGCCAACCGTGCCCGTACTGCGGCGAACCACCCGACAGCCACGAGGCCGTCCCGAGCACTCGCGTGTGATGTCGTCCGACGCGTCCTGCACGATTTCGGCTCCCGCTTTGGCGGAGGCCCGTTACCACCGGACATGGGCTCCCGGCATTTCAGCCGCCGCATGCCTTCGGACAGGCGGCGAGCTTTCTCAGGAGGTGCCGGATGGCATCCAAGATCAAGCATCACGGTCTTCGGGCTGTGAAGCTCACGGACATTCCACGCGCCGCGCGTGTCGCCGCCGCGCAGAGTGTTCCCACATCTCAGCGAGACCCGGATGTTCTCGCGGCTGCGTTCGATCCATCGGACGCGACGTACTGGGTTCCAGCGCAGGCGGTCGAGGAGTTCCTCGCTGCCGCATAGTCGTGCGGGAGTCAGGTGACGGCAGCGGCCTCATAAGCCGCTCGCTCTCGGTTCGAGTCCGAGCCCGCTCCTGTTCGTCCCGGGGCCGCAATGGTTTCGACGGCTTGGCACGGCAGCAGTGCTCCAGCGGGTCGCGACCTACCGCGCTGGCCCAGACGGGCAACCACAACTGGCAACGACCACATGGATCGTTCCGCGTCGGATCTCACGTTCCCGAAAGAGTGGGCTCGCGAGTACGACCTGGTCGCCGCGTAACAGCACCTACGTGGCAGACGGCTCGGAGAGACGAGCTGACTCGGGCCGGGAAAGACGGCGCCCTGGTGGAGGCGGATCACTCCGCCCCGAAAGCTGGTAGACGGCGCTACTGCACGACCCGGTCGGACGCGGGTTCGATCCCCGCCGGCTCCATCCGGACGGCAGCCGATGGCTGACCGTCCCAGCACCACCGCTCGCGGCTACGGCGCTGAGCACCGTCGTCGTCGAGCTCGAGCAGCTCGTCAGGTCGAGACGGGCACCGTCGCTTGCGCTCGCTGCGGTGAGCTAATTCATCCTGAAGAGGAGTGGGATCTCGGTCACGACGACCGGGACCGCTCGATCTACACCGGGCCAGAACATCGACGCTGCAACCGCGCGACGAAGAGCCACATGCCTAGTCGCAAGCGCCCGCTCGAGCAGCATCCAGGTCTGATCGTCGAGGGCACCTCTGGGGGAGACCCCCTTTGACCCTCCGTCCGGTGACCGCAGGCATAGCAGCTCAAAACGTGTACGGGTTTCAGAGTTCGTGACCCTGGGCGCAGGACGCCCCGGCCCAGGAGGCCGCAGAGGAGGGATCGTCAAATGGCTCCGACCGCGAAGCCGCGCACTTCGGCGAAGCGCGGCGCCGCCGGCACGCGCGGGCCTGTGCCCAAGCGTTCGACCGAGCGCCGTCGCCGCAACAAGGACTCCGAGGTCGAGACGACCAAGATCGCCGGGCTCGGCCCCGTCGAGGTTCCGCCGGCCGACGACACGTGGCATCCAATCGCGCGCGACTGGTACGTGTCGCTGGCGCAATCGGGGCAATCCACCTTCTACGAGCCGTCCGATTGGCAGTACGCGCGCTATGTCGCGCAGGTCATGTCGGTCAACTTGAAGCAGGGCAAGAAGTTCTCGGCGATGCTCTTCTCCGCCGTGCAGTCCGGCATGGCCGACCTGCTCACGACGGAAGCCGACCGTCGCCGCGTCCGCATGGAGATCGATCGCGGCGAGGCCGACGAGAAGCCTGCTCCGGGCGTGGCACAGATCGCTGACTACCGCAAGCGGCTCGGCGCGGGCGGTGGCTAAGCCAGGTTCGACGGCGGCTCCGCCGACAGTCGAGCCGGTCGCGATCGGCCCTACCTGGAAGCGCGACCCGAAGACGGGAGCATGGATCCTTCCCGAGCGCACGCTCGGCTGGCAGGTGCTCGGCTGGACGTCGGAGTATCTGCGCCTGCCGGACGGCCCCGACGCCGGCTCGCCGTGGGTCTATACCGACGAGCAAGCGCGCTTCGTTCTCTGGTGGTTCGCCATCGACGAGACCGGTCGATTCATCTACCGCTCCGGGATGCTCCGCCGCGTCAAGGGCTGGGGCAAGGATCCTCTCGGCGCGACGCTCTGCGGAGTAGAGCTCGTCGGCCCGTCGCGTTTCGGCGGATTCGATGCGGCCGGAGAACCCGTCGCGATCCCGCATCCGGCCGCTTGGGTGCTCACTGCCGCCGTTGCGAAGGATCAGACGCGGAACACGATGACGCTCTTCCCCGCGCTGTTCACTGACGCGGCGCTCGACGAATACCGCATCGATCTCGGCAAGGAGATCCTCTACGCGAACGGCGGCCGCGCCCGGATGGACGCGGTCACGTCGAGCCCGCGCGCTCTCGAGGGGCCGCGCGCGACCTTCACGCTGAAGAACGAGACGCAGAACTGGCTCGCGAACAACGACGGCCACGCAATGTCCGCAGTCATCGCGCGAAACCTGACGAAGGCCCGCGGCGGCGACGCGCGATCGCTCTCGATCGCAAACGCGCATGAGCCTGGCGAGGACTCCGACGCAGAGCACGACTGGGAGACCTGGCAGGCAATCGAGCAGAAGCGCACCCGCGCCACAGGGTTCCTCTACGACTCGATCGAAGCTCCCGCATCGCTCGACATGGCGGACGAGCTGCAGCTACGCGCAGGCCTCATCGCCGCGCGCGGCGACTCCGATTGGCTCGACCTCGACAGGCACGTCGAAGAAATCTACGACCCGCGAAACTCGCCCGCGACCTCACGGCGGTTCTACTGGAACCAGCTCACCGCCCCCGAGGACGCCTGGGTCGCTCCGATCGAGTGGGATCGCCTCGCGCTCCTCGAGATGACCGTCGAGCACGGCGAGGCGATCGCGCTCGGCGGCGACTGGTCGAAGACCGACGACTGGTCAGCCCTGATGGGGTGCCGCATCTCCGACGGGTTCGTTTTCAAGATCGGGATATGGGATCCCGCCGACTACAACGGCGAGACCCCGCGCGAGCTGATCGACGACATCGTGCAGACGACGTTCGAGTGCTACCAGGTCGTCGCGTACTTCTCCGATCTGCACCCGTTCGAGTCGTACGTTGACAAGTGGGCGCAGCTCTTCGGGAAGCAGCTCCGCGTGAAGGCGTCGGAGAAGCACCCGATCGCGTGGGACATGCGCGGCCGGAAGAAAGACACGACGATCGAGACCGAGCGCCTCCACTCCGACATCGTCGAGCAGGCGTTCCGTCACGACGGCGATCCGACCGTCCGCCAGCACTTCCACAACGCGCGCCGGCGGCCGAACAACTTCGGCATCGCGGTCGCGAAGGAACACCGGATGTCGCAGCGCAAGATCGATGCGGTCCCGGCCGTGATGCTCGCGCGCACCGCGCGCCGGCTCGCGCTCGGTAAGCAGCGCAAGCCGAAGACCGGCAAAACCATGTTCGTCTAGCTCGGAGGCAACCGTTGCTGACACCCCTACAAGCAGTCGATCAGGTCGCGCATATTCGTGGCTACCACCTGAACGAGCGGTCGCAGCTGAGCCTCATCCGCCGCTACTGGAAGGGCGCGCAGAACCTGCCGATCATCATCCCGGCGGACGCTCCGCGCGAGATGAAGGTGCTCGCGCGCATCGCGCGCGTGAACATCTGCAAGCTCGTCGTCGACTCGCTCGCTCAGTCGCTCTTCGTCGATGGGTTCCGTCTCAATGCCGAAGACGACGGGACGAGCTCGGAGATCTGGAAGACCTGGCAGGCGAACAAGCTCGACGCACGCCAGACGCCGATTCACCGGGCCGCGCACGCATACGGCACGGCGTACACGATCGTCCTCCCTGGGGATCCCTACCCCGTGATCCGCGGTGTGTCGCCGCGGAAGCTGACGGCCATGTACACCGAAGACGATCCGGACTGGCCGGCGTACGCGCTCGAGCGCTGCGACCCGAGCGGCACCTGCTGGAAGCTCTACGACGACACGTACGTCTACACGGTGGCGAAGCCTGTCGGCGTGAAGTCGAACTCGGATGCTCTCTCCTTTATCCGGTCAGACGCCCACGACGCGGGCGTCGTGCCTGTCGTGCGGTACCTCGACGAAGACGACCTCGACGATGACGACGACGTCGAGCTCGACCAGACGATCTTCTGGCCCGGCATGCGCGTCCCGCTCCGCGGCCAGATCGCGCCGCTGATGAGCCTGCAGGATCAGGTCGACACCACGACTTGCGACCTCCTCATTGCGCAGCACTGGGGAGCGTTCCGGCAGCGCTACGTGATCGGCTGGACGGCGCCGAGCGAGGCCGCACTCGTCAAGGCGAGCATGGCGCGCATGATGACGTTCGCGGACGCCCCGGCCGAGTCGGGTTCGGAGGAGGGCGGCATCAAGGTTGGCGAGTTCGACCAGACGAACCTCGATGGCTACATCGAGAGCCGCGAGGCGTCGCTTCGGCACGTCGCGTCGCTGTCGCAGACGCCTGCGCACGAGCTCATCGGGCAGCTCGTCAACCTTTCCGCCGAGGCGCTGGTCGCGGCTGAGCAGGGCCGCGACCGGAAAGTCTCAGAGCGCAAGACCGGCTTCGGTGAGTCACACGAGCAGACGCTCTGGCTCGCCGGCAAATACCAAGGCATCAAGGTGCCACTCGACGCGGAAACGATCTGGCGTGACACGAGCGCGTACTCGTTCTCGTCCATCGTTGACGGGCTCGGGAAGCTGGCGACGATGCTCGGCGTCCCGCCCGAGATGCTGTGGGAGCGCATCCCCGGCGTCACTCAGCAGGACCGCGAGCGGTGGAAGGTCGCCGCCCAGACGAGCGGCGGCTTCGGAGACCTCATCAAGATCCTCGACGCCCAAGCCGGGAAGGACGTCACCAACGGCGGCACCGCGACACCGTGACCCGGATCGTCCGCGGCTTCCCTCCGAACATCTCCGAGATCCGCGCACGGCTCAACCCGGGGCCGCGCACTGTGTACGCCTACGACGACACGATCTACTCCCCCTCGGGCATGGATCTGCCGCTCGACCTGATTCGTCACGAAGAGACACACTTCGCGCAGCAAAAGCTCGCCGGCGGCGCCGACGCGTGGTGGCAGCGATACCTCGACGATCCGCAGTTCCGGCTCGAGCAGGAGATCGAGGCCTACCGTGCCCAGTACGCAACAATCGCGGGCTTGCCTCGACAACAGCGACGGCGGCTGCTTCAGCACATCTGCAAGACGCTCTCCTCCGGGCTCTACGGCAGGCGCGTCACCGCTGAGCAAGCGCGTGCTCTGATCGCCGGAGGTGCAGCGTGAGCCGTGACGACTCCGACCCGCGCCGTGACGCGATCCACGAGAAGCTTCAGGAACTCGGCCCGCACCAGCTAGAGAAGGCGGCAGTCCTCACAGGATTCGTGCTCGTGTGCGAATGGATGGACGAGGACGGTGAGCGGTGGCTGAGCAAGTGCCACTCATCGTCTCTGACGAACTGGACCGCCTCGGGTCTGCATCACGAAGCGCTCTACGGCAACTGGCCCGACGGAGCCGATGACGACGGGAATGAGGGATGAGCGCCGTCGAGACGCCGGCGCAGACGCTGACCGATCAGCACCGCCTCGCGCAGCTGCAGATCCGTGCGCGCGCGATCCGAGACTTCGCACGGCTCTTCGGGATCTGGGACATCGCCAACGAGGCGACGTTCGCGAACCTTGTCCTCGCCGCTCTCCCGCTCGTCCGCACGTACCGCGGTCTCTCATCGACCCTGGCAGCATCCTACTACCAGGCGCTCCGCGACGCCGAGAAGATCACAGGAGCGGCCACGCCGCGGCTTGCAGCTCCGATCGTCGAGCGCGAGATCGCCGCCGCGCTGTACGCGACCGGCGACGTCGCCGCCAGACGCGCGGTCGCTGCCGGTCAACTCCCCGCCCAGGCGCGCGAGACGGCCCTCGTCCGCACCTCCGGCGCGCTCACGCGGCTCGTCCTCCAGGGCGGGCGCGACACGCTCCTCGAGTCGGTTCAGGCCGATCCGAAGGCGACCGGCTGGGCGCGCGTCACCGACGGCGCCCCCTGCGCGTTCTGCCTCACTCTCGCCAGCCGCGGCGCGGTCTACAAGAGCGAGCAGACCGCCGACTTTCAGGCACACGACCACTGCGGGTGCTCCGCAATGCCGCTCTGGAAAGGAACGCGCCTTCCGGCGCAGACCGCCCGGTGGCAGCAGATCTACGACGACGCCCAGAACGCTCTACCGCCCGGCGAGATCAGTTCGAACGCGCGGATCAACGCCGTGCGCCAGTACCTCGCCGCGCACTGACCAGGCCGCTCCGTGCGGCACATCGACCCCCAGGAGGGGACACATGCTGGAGGGACAGGATCCCACCGCTCACTTCACGCTGCCCGACGGCCTCGCCGAACTCGCTGCCGAGCTCAAGCACTGCTGGCCCGCAATGCAGGCCGCTCTTCGCGCGTCCGGCGTCCCGCTGAACGACGAACCGGAACCCGAGCCGGAGCCAGAGCCGGAACCGAAGCCCGACGAGCCGAAGAAGCCGTGGGGCGACGACAAGGACTTCGACCCCGACAAGGCGTGGAACCTGATCCAGAACGTCCGCGGCGACGTCGACAAGCTCAAGAAGGAACGCGACGACCTCGCGAAGCAGGTCAAGGAACACACCGACGCCTCGAAGAGCGACCAGGAGAAGCTCGAAGAGCGCGCCAAGACCGCCGAGCAGCAGCTCACCGCGACCGAGCGCACGCTCGTCAGGCTCGAGGTCGCGATGGATAAAGGCCTCACGCCGGCACAGGCCAAGCGGCTCATCGGCGACACGAAGGAAGAGCTCGAAGCTGACGCTGACGAGCTTCTCAAGTCGTTCAAGGACGACGACGCGGACGGCGACACCGATGTCGGCCGCCGCACCCCGAAGCCCCGCCTGAAGCCAGGCGCGAGCGGCGGCACCGAGCCGGACGAGACCGATCCGGACAAGCTCGCGGCACAGGTGCCGCGGATGTTCGGCCACTCCTAGCGCCGCCCCGGCACCGCGTCGACGGCGGCCCAATCCTCACCACGAACAGGAAGGGAAACTGAATGTCTACGTTTCTCAAGCCGACCGTCATCGTGGACACCGCCCTCGGCGTTCTTCGCCGCGAGCTGGTGCTCCCGGGCCTGGTCTGGCGCGACGCCGCCGGCGACTTCGCCGGCGCACTGAACGACACGATCTCGATCCGCCTGCCCTCGTTCGCGAAGGCGAACACGCGGACGCTCCGCTCCGGCACGACCCGCCAGCGGGACAGCCTGGCCGAGCAGAAGGTCGATGTCACGCTGAGCACCGATGTCTACAAGGACATCAAGATCAGCGACGAGGAGCTCACCCTCGACATCAAGAACTTCGGCATCCAGGTGCTGAACCCGGTGATGGCGGGCATCGCCGAGTCGCTCGAAGATCAGCTGATCTCGACGATCTCGGGCGCCACCTACGCCAAGTCGATCGCGTACAGCCTCGGCACCTACAGCGCGTGGAAGAACCTCATCCTTCCCGCCCGCGAGCTGCTGAACAAGGCGCGCGTGCCGCAGGCCGGCCGCGTTCTCGCTGTCGGCTCTGCCGTCGAGACCGAGCTGCTCGGTACCGACCTGTTCGTGCAGGCGCAGCAGTCGGGCAACACGTCCGCGCTCGAGGACGCGATCATCGGCCGCAAGGGCGGCTTCACGGTCGTGTCCGTCCCGGGCCTCGCTCCGAACGAGGCGTACGCGTTCCACTCGACCGCGTACGTGATGTCGGTTCGCGCCCCGGTCGTCCCTGCCAGCGCTCCGTTCGGCGCGACGACGGCGTTCGATGGTCTCGCGATGCGGGTCGTGCGCGTCCTCGAGTCGGCCTCGATTCAGGACATTCTCGCTCTGGACTCGTGGGTCGGCACGAACGTCACGAAGGACCCGGGCTACTTCGACAGCAACGGCCGGTTCCAGCCGACCGACGCGGACGCAGGAGCCTCGCTCGCAGTCACGGGCGTCGCGGCGACCGACATCTTCACGTCGACCGCGCACGGCTACGTCGCGGGCGACCGCGTCGTCTTCACCGCCCTGACGGGCGGCGCCGGCCTCGTCACGAAGCAGGCGTACTACGTCATCGCTGCGAACCTCGCCGCGAACACGTTCCAGGTCTCGGCCACGCCCGGCGGCACCGCGGTGGACTTCACCACGGACGTGTCGGCCGGCACGGTGCAGAAGAACGCACAGGGACTCGTCGTCCGCGGAGTCAAGATCACCGCGTCCTAAGCGGCGCAGCACATCCTGGAGGCCGCGCCGCCCTGGACAGGCTCCGGCGCGGCGCGGCCTCGAATCAACGAGGGAAGGAACCTCATGCCCGAACTGATCGATCCCGACGGCCAGCACACCTGGGTCGCGCCCGAGACAGCCGAGAAGCTCCTCGAGGACGGGTGGCAGCTGCTCCACGTCGACGTCCCCGCATCCGACCCCGCGTCCGAGGCAGACATCGCCGACGCAGACGAGACGTCGCCGCCCGATGACGACGACGATCAGGCGCCTTCGGCACCCGCGACAGAGAATCCGCTCGGCGAGATGAAGCTCACGCAGCTCATCGAGCACGCAGAGAAGATCGGCGTCGACGCGGAGAAGATCGCCACGCTCCGTCGGCCCGGCGCGTCGAAGGCCGACGCGATCGCGCTGATCAACGCACACACCGCGTCCTAAGCGGGGCACCTCTCGGAGGGCGGCGCGGCTGCTCTTTGCGCGCTGCGCGGCCCTCCCCCACTTTTTAGCGATCCCTCACCTGGAGGCGTACGTCGTGACTGACCAGTTCATCCCCTCAACTGCTGCCGATGTCGGCGCGCAGCCCGCTGACGCCGACCTGACCGCCATCGCGGCACTCGACGCAACCACGGCAGGCGTGATCGCTTCGGACGGCGCGGGATGGATCAAGAAGACGTACGCGCAGTTCAAGACCGCTCTCGGCCTCATGAAGGCCGACGTAGGGCTCGGCAACGTCGACAACACCGCGGACGCAGCCAAGAGCGTCGCGTCGGCGGCTGTCCTGACGACGGCGAGAAACATCGACGGGCAAGCGTTCGATGGGTCGGCGGCGATCACCGTGATCGCGCCCGGCACGCACGCCGCGGCGAGCAAAGCCACCCCCGTCGACGCGGACGAGCTGCCACTCGTCGATTCCGCCGCCGCGAACGTGCTGAAGAAGCTCACGTGGGCGAACGTGAAGGCGGCGCTGAAGACGTACTTCGACACGCTGTACATGGCGGCGGCGAAGAGCCTCGACCAGATCGCGGCCGCGAATGTGACGGCCGGCGACGTCGCGATGGGCGGCCACAAGATCACCGGCCTCGCCGCCGGAGTCGCGGCCACCGACGCTGCGAACGTCGGCCAGCTCGCGAGCTTCGCCGGGCTCGCCGTCTACGGTGACGGCTCCGACGGCGCGGTCACGTTCGACGGCAGCACGACCGTGCTCGGGCTTGTCCCGTCGTTGAGTACGTACACGCTGACCCGCGACATTTTCCTGGCGTCGTCGACGATCAACAACGGCGTTACCATCATCACGAACGGCTTCCGGATCTTCTGTTCCGGGACGCTGACGAACAACGGCACGATCAAGTGGAATGGCGGCAACGGCTCGGCCAGCGGCACACCGGGCGGCGCGGCGGCCGCGAACGCGAACTCGTCGTTCAACACGGGCACGGGCGCGGCCGCGCCGGGCACGGGCGGCGGAGCGGGCAGCGCGACGGCCGGCGGGTCGAATGGCGTGAGCTCGACGGTGCAGGGATTCGGCGGCCGTGGCGGTTCCGGCGGCGCAGGCACGGGCGGCGCGGGCGGCGTGGGCGGGACGCAGACGGCCCCTGCGAACGGCA